CCCAGAAACGCATCCGTCAGCTTGTTAAGCAGCGCAAAGAACGAGAAGAACAGATTATCGCGCAGCAGCAGGAACTCATGTCTCTTAAAGAACAGCTTCAGAATACAGAGGTAAAGAACGCCGAAGTATTCAAGAAGAACTACGACGTTACCGAACGCCAGCTTCAGGATAAGACCGAGATGGCCCGGCAACAGTATCTCCGGGCCTATGACGACGGCGACAAGGACGCTATGCTTGCGGCGCAGGAGACCCTGTTCGATTCAAAACAGAACATCTCTCTTGTCAAGAAGGGGCGTCAGGACGTAGAGCGTTATTCACAGGACCTTGTGAAAAATGCAGAAGACAACAATAATCAAGTACAGGCCCAGCAGCCAGCCTACGATCCGAAAGCTGTTGAATGGGCCGAGAATAATTCATGGTTCGGGAAGGATCAGGTAGCCACAGCAGGGGCGTTGGCAATCGACGCTACTCTGAAGAACGAGGGCTACGATCCCACATCGGATGATTTTTACAAGGAAGTCGACCAGCGTCTACGGTCTGAATTTCCTAATAAGTTCGGGAAGTCTGAACCCGAGGAGGGCGATAAAAGCTCTTCACAACAGGCACAGGTGGTAGGGGGACAGTCGCGTAGCTCCCCCGATTCCGGAAGTCGAAAGGGCGGCAATCGTAAGGTCAAACTGACCCGAGATGATATCGCTCTGGCAAACAAATGGAATATTCCACTTGAACGGTATGCCAAGGAAAAGGTAAAAGCCGAACGAGCAACTGAGCTTGATGATTACACATCAATTCAGGTCAGCTAACCCACGCGGAGGACGAAAACATGAGTGAAGCACGTAAAAGCCGAGTAAAGGAAGAGCGTTTTGAGGAATTTACCGATCAAAATTGGTTGTCGATTCCTGACGAAGTGATCAGTCGGTTCACTGACCAAGGTCTTGTCCTTCGATGGATCAGGATTTCGATCAATGGACAAGATGATTATAAGAATGTCGGTAGTCGTCAGACCGATGGTTGGACTTTTGTCGAGCCGGACGAGATTCCTGAAATGATGGTAGACTCCCGCATCGTGAGCGAGGGAAGGTTTGAAGGTTGTGTGGTACGAGGTGATCTGGCACTTGCAAAGGGTTCTGCTAAACGTATGCAGTCCCGTGCTGAATTTTATTCTAATCGTTCAAAAGAAATGGTTGATGCAGTCAACTCTCAGTTGATGAATCAGTCTACGTCGGCCTACCCCATCCACAATACCTCCAAATCAACTGTAACCAGAGGAAGAAATCCTTCCTTTAACGATTAGGAGCAAATATTATGGCTTTGTCTAAAGCACTTAATGGCTTCGTCCCCTCACGTCGTCGTGGTTCTGGTGCAAACAGCACCGGCACCAGCCGTTACCGTGTTGCCAACGCGTTTGGCAGCAATATTTTTTACGGTGATCTGGTCACGCTTGACGGTGGGTATATCGAAGTCCCCGTAACTACTACTAACTATGTAACCGGAGCATTTCAGGGTTGTGAATACATTGACTCTGTCTCCAAGCAGCCTACGTTTTCGAACTACTTCCCGTCTGGCGTCTCGTCTGCGGTTGGTAATGTTGACGCGTTCGTTGTTGACGATCCTGCTGCAACTTATATTGTTCAGGCAGACGCATCCGTCTCTGTTGGTGATATCAACTTAAACTTTGATGTCACACTAGGTGCTGGTAGCGCCGTCACCGGTATCTCCGGTTTCGGTATTAAAGCGGCCAGCCGGGTCGGAACCACAGCAATGGTACGTGTTCTTGACATCTACGCAGAGCCGGGCAATGATTTTGGGGACGCAAATCCCAAAGTTGAAGTCCGTATTGTGCAGCATGTTGATGCCGACGTATCAACGCATGATGTATAGGGGAGCAATGACTCATGGCTATTAACAGAAGTAATATTGCAAAGCAACTGCTCCCCGGTCTTAACGCCGTCTTCGGTGTTGAGTATGGTGATGTAAACGACGAGCAAGTTTCTTTGTACGAAGTTGAAAACTCTGATCGGTCCTTTGAGGAAGAAGTCCTCTTCACCGGATTTGGCTCTGCCCCGATCAAACAGGAAGGTTCTGCCGTCCAGTTCGACACCGCACAGGAGTCGTACACTGCTCGATATAACCACGAAACTGTTGCACTCGCTTTCTCGGTCACCGAAGAAGCAATGGAAGACAACCTGTACGACACCTTCTCGAAGGTTCGTGCCCGTGGTCTTGCCCGTGCAATGGCCAACACCAAACAGGTGAAGGCTGCCGATCTCTTCAACAACGGTTTCTCGGCCGGTGATGATGCTATCGGTGATGGCGCAGCGTTCTTCAGTGCTGCCCATCCAACCATCGGAAATGGTAATCAGTCCAACCTTGCGGCGGCTGCTGATCTTTCCGAGGCGGCTCTTGAGACTATTCTTACGGACATCCAGCTTATCAAGGATGATCGTGGTATTCTGGTCGGGGCGGGTGCTAAATCTCTTCACATCCCTCCGCATCTCCAGTTTATTGCTGAGAAAGTTCTCATGTCTCCGGGTACGACAACCGGTGCATTCGCAAAGAATGACATCAATGCTGTCCGTGCCCTTGGCTCTATCCCGGGTGGATATTTCGTGAACCGTCGTTTCACGGATATCAACGGGTATTTTGTCAAGACTGATGTACCGAACGGTGCGAAAATGTTCGTCCGTACGCCGCTTCAGACGAAGATGGAAGAAGACTTCGACACAGGTAATCTCCGATTCAAAGCACGGGAGCGTTACAGCTTCGGTGTTTCGGATTGGCGTAGCTACTTCGGCAGTATTGGTGCCTAAGTAACCTTGTCTAGCCTATCACCATATGTGATAATCGGGGGAGGCGGGAAATCGTCTCCCCTTTTTATTGGAGAATTAAATGTCCACGAATGTGAATTTTGCATATGCTAGTGCAACGGCAAGCGGGGATGCTGCCGGTCTTACAAAACCCTTGCTGAAAGTTCAGAACGACGTTGCCTTGACTGATACTCGTGTTCAAGGCGTACACGCTACTGGTGTAGGTGTTTTTACTATTTCAGACGCAGCTGCTACTAAGATTAAATTTACCAGTGTAGAAGATGCTGAGATTTATATTGCTGATTCTGGTGTGCGCTTTGACGGTGCGGTTACCGTTGTCTTCCCAACTACTGCGTCAACTGTTGCTGTCCAGTACGGATGATAGACTATCGGGGAGAAAAGTTTTCAGGTTATAATAAACCTAAAGGGTCGTATGTCTGCGGCTTACTGGGCAGATAAGGAAAAATGGTAATATGGACCGGATCAATATTTCTACCGCTACTTTTATTATCATCGTCGCCCAGCTTGGAGGAGTCTTCTGGTTCGGCGCTGATCTGGCAGCACGGGTCAGTACAGTTGAAAATAGATTTACGGCCGTCGAATTTCTGCCACCCGGATCAGGGGCAAAGTTATCAGAGATGTCTGACAGACTCGCTAGAATTGAGACTAAACTTGAAATTCTGATGAAGAAATAAATGGCATACACATTCATGATCATCACAGTCTGGTCTGGACTTCTCCACGAGATTACTGTCAAGGACTTCTCTAGCCTTGAAGAATGTCATTCCTACGGCGCTGTGCTCGTAAATTCTTTTCTAATGTCAGGACACAACGTCGTGGAGGCTGAGTGTCTCGAACAGTCAAACACCTAATATGCGGGCGGTAAGTGATTACATATTTGATATCCAGAACTGGGCAACAGAAATCCTTACAGAACCTTCAGAAGAATTTGGCGGTGTCGCTCCGGGGACTATCGCAAAATCTTCGTGGGATCGCGGACTTGTTTCTTTCGGCGCTTTCCTTTCTCTGGGCGATATTCGTGAGTGCATTGATTTTTTTCCTGATACTTCTCGGGATATTTTTATCGGTGTTCTTTCTGATGTTAAAGGATGTAGTAGCCCGGACCTTTCCACGTTCATTCAAACGCTTAATAAAAATCTTCCGCTAGACGATGTCCTTCTGTCCGGGTACCATCCCGGGGACGAGCACGTCCCAGAGTACCCTGACATTGAATGGACCCCCTGCGTAGAAGAACCGTATGCTATTATCTTTATACAGCGACTTTCGAAGTATGTCTCCCCATTCTATAATCCGTGGACGAAGTACTGTGATATCGTCCATCACTATAAAGGACAGAAAAGATGACAAGTTCAGGCGTATCTACTTTTAATCTGTCCCTTGACGATGTGATTGAGCAGGCATTTGAGCAGGTAGGCGGACAGCCTATCTCGGGCGAGGAGGCCCGGTCAGCCCGTATCTGTCTTAATCTTCTCCTGACCGAGTGGCAGAATCGGGGCGTTCTTCTCTGGAAGATGGCCGACACCCTTGTATCTGTATATTCATCGACAACAGAATATCTTCTCTATGCAGATGTGATCGACACTCTCCAGACAACAATCACTATAAACGACAGCGATCTGGAGATGAACAGGATCACCTATCAGGACTATATGAAATTGCCGAATAAGACTGCCAGAGGCCGACCGACCCAGTTTTCAATTCTTCGCGGCAAGGACAATGTGTCCATGTACCTGTGGCCGACCCCGGACATCACCTACACGATGAATCTTCTGGCCATGACCCGGGTAGAGACAGCGGTCAACTCTGCGGTAGAGACAGCCGATATTCCTTTCCGGTTCCTCCCGCCGTTGGTTGATGGACTTGCCCACAAATTGTCTACCCGCCGCCCCGGAATCGAGCCGGGCAAGATTAATTTTCTGAAACAACAGTATGAAGAGTCATTCGCCTTTGCGCTGGAAGAAGATCGTCAACGCGCCTCCATGCGGATTCTTCCCCGTCTTGGACCGTTGTAATGGCAACAGGGCGTAGATCAAATGCGATCTGTGACAGATGCGGCTTCCGTTGCAAGTATATCAGCCTCAACAACGAGGTGGAGGTCGGTGTATGGGTGTGTGATGAGTGCTTCGACAGGGCATTCAATGCTGTCAACCATCCACAGAACATGGCCAATGTAGACACGACCGATGATCCGTCTCTTGAGCACCCGCGACCTGATACAACAGCAGACACGTCTGCAACCGATGATTCGTGGACACCTGACATGTCTTCCCCGTCTTATCACAATGGACAGGAAAATTAGATGGCACTGACATATTCACAGCTACGGACAAATATTATCGAATCGACTGAAAACGATTCGACCGAGTTCGCTGGACAGATAGACCAGTTTATCGAACGTGCCGAGACACGGCTGACAATTGATATTGATGATGCAGGGCTTATCCAGCACCAGTACTCACAGGTAGTTGCCAGCGATTCTTTTCTGACACTGCCCGGGGGATTTACCATTGTCCACTCTGCCAGTATTACTGCCGAGGGAACCCGGATAAATCTGCTTAACAGGGACGTGGCTTTCATCGCAGACTACTGGCCGGTCCGGACATCTACCGGGACTCCGAAGTATTATGGTCTCTGGGACGATACGACAATAATCATCGCCCCGACCCCGGTCTCTGCATTCGATATTGAACTCGCCTTTGTTGTCGCCCCGCCTGTCCTCACGTCTGTGGCCCCGACAAACTACTACACAGAAGACACACCAAATGCCCTGTTCTATGCCTGTATGGTGGAGGCTGAACTGTTCAACAAGAACTTCGAAGTTGCCAATATGTGGAGCGGACTTTACACTAAAGAAATTGAACTGCTCCGTAACCGTGCCCGCCGCGCCCGGAGAGACGACCTAGAACCGCGCAACCAACAGACAAACAACGCCAACACGCTTACCGGAGGCTCATAATGGCTATTACTTCAGGAATTTCTATTTCTTT